CAACATATTTTGTAGCATAAGGAATAAAAATGGCACTTACAGAATCTACAAAAATTGACCAAATTGAAGTTGTAAACGATTGGAATATTCAAGTTCGTCAAGCTACTGTTATTGAACGAGATGGTGCGTTTGTATCTCGCACTTTTCATCGCTGGGTATTAACTCCTGATATGGACATTAGCAACCAAGAACAAAAAATACAAGACATTGCTAATGCAGCTTGGACTCCTGAAGTAATATCCGCTTATGAAGCATTTAAAGCAGAACAAGCCAAAGGAGTAGCATAATGGCTTACGGAACAGTAAATGCCGATGTAATTCAGTCTAGCGTAGCAAATACAAGTTTAGGCGCTGGTAACGCTTCTATTATGAAGAATCGCATTATCAACGGTGCGATGGTTATTGACCAAAGAAATGCTGGTGCTAGTGTTACAGCAACAGCAACTGCGGCTAGAACTTATGTATTAGACAGATGGAACTATCAAACTTCAACCGCTTCTAAATATTCATTACAACAAAGCTCTACTGCTCCAGCAGGATTTGTAAATTCATTAAAGGTCACTTCATTAGCGGCAACTTCATTGGGTTCTTCTGATTACTATGTAATTGGTCAGCCAATTGAAGGATATAACATGGCAGACCTTAATTGGGGAACTGCAAACGCTAAAACAGTTACCTTATCTTTTTGGGTGCAATCTAGCTTAACTGGAACTTTTGGTGGTTCTATTGAATCTAGCGATGTAGGTCGTTCCTATCCATTTACATACACAATTTCTGTTGCTAATACTTGGGAACAAAAATCTATAACTATTGTTGGCGATACTAGCGGAACTTATTACACAACAAATGGTGCTGGTGCTTATTTATGGTTTGGCATGGGTGTTGGTTCTTCTTTAAGCGGAACTGCTGGTTCTTGGCAATCAATCAATGTGCTTTCAGCCACAGGAGCAACATCCGTAGTAGGAACAAACGGAGCAACCTTCTACATTACTGGTGTTCAACTAGAAGTAGGAAGTAGTGCTACTGGATATGAGTATCGTCAATATGCACAAGAATTAGCTTTATGCCAACGATATTATCAAACCTATCAAAAACCAGAAGGTCGTGGAGTTATGAATGGAGTTGCAAACTTAGGTCGTGTTGGTTTGCCTTTACAAGTTCAAATGAGAACAGCCCCAACAATGAATATTATTGGAACAATAGATTGGTTTGATGGTGCTGGAACTGGAACAATAACAGCCCTTAATGCAACTTACACAACAATAAATTCTATTGAATTTGATGCTATAGCGGCAACAGGGACTACTGCACAATATAGACCAACAGTTTTATATAACGGCTCTAATACTGGGTCATTAACTGCTTCTGCGGAGTTATAAAATGTATCAACAATGTAAAGACACTTTTGGTAATGTTGCAAACTGTATTAAGAGATTAAGCGACAATGCAATAGTCCCTTTTGATGAAGCCAACACAGACTACCAAGCCTACCTAAAATGGGTTGAAGAAGGCAATACACCAGAGGAAGCAGAATGACTACTATTATCAATGGCTCAAGCCCATCTATTACTTTTAGTGATAGCACCACTCAATCTACAGGCATTTCTTCTGTAAACCCAGTATTTACTGGTGATGCTTCTATTTCAGGACTTACAGTTGGTAAGGGTGGTGGCGCTGTATCTAGCAATACAGTTGCTGGGTATCAAACTTTAAATTCAAACACAAGTGGTTCCAATAGAACTGCCATTGGATACAAAGCTGGATATTCAGGAACAACTACTAACAATACAACTCATGTTGGTTTTCAAGCTGGATTAAATACAACAGGCGATAACAATACAGTTGTTGGAGCTTACGCTCATCAAACAAATTCGACTGGTGTAGGAAGTAGCGTTTTTGGTGTAAATGCTATGTATTACAACAGCACAGGAAGTTATCATGTTGCAATCGGACAAGATGCTTTGCAAAACAACACGACAGCCAGCAGCAATACAGCAGTAGGCTATCAAGCTGGATTTAGCAATCAAACAGGCTCAAACTCTGTAATGGTTGGCTATCAATCTGGATATGCAGGCACAGACCATGACTTCAATGTTGGAGTTGGTTATAGAACGCTTTATTCAACAACTACAGCAGATTACAATACTGCGATTGGTGGAAGTGCGTTTCAATCAGTTACAACTGGTGCCAACAATACGGCATTAGGTTATCAAGCTGGAAGTAATTTAACCACAGGTAATTACAATGTTTTTATCGGTCAAGGAGTTCAAGCATCTTCAGCTTCTGTAACTCAAGAAATGGTAATGGGTTTTGCTGGAGCGGTTGGAAAAGGCAATTACACAGGATATATTGCATCTTCTTCAACATACAATGGTGGTAACTCTACAACTTGGAATACTACTTCTGACCAGCGATTAAAGAAAAACATTGTTGATAACAATACTGGCTTAGATAAAATTACTAAAATTCAAATACGCAATTTTGAATATCGTTTGCCTGAAGAAATTATTGAATTAGACCCAGTTTGTGCCATTAATCGTAAAGGTGTTCAATTAGGTGTTATTGCTCAAGAAATTCAACAAGTATCGAGTGAATTCGTAAAAGAAGAATCTACTGGTGTTTTGTCGGTTGATTCTGATAATTTGGTTTGGTATCTTATAAATGCAGTAAAAGAACTAAACGCTAAAGTAACTGCCTTAGAAGAACAAGTTATCAATTTAGAAGTTAAATTAACTGATAGCACAACAACACAAAAAACCCAATGAAACTAGAACCTAAATCAAACTGTCCATTAAATAACTTTGAGCCATGCCGTCAAATGGAGTGTGCATGGTTTATGAAGGTAGTTGGCAACAACCCCAATACAGGTAAAGAAATCGAAGAATGGGGTTGTTCAATGGCTTGGTTGCCGATCCTAACAATTGAAAACAGTCAACAACAACGCCAAACAGGTGCTGCGGTTGAATCATTTCGCAACGAAATGGTCAAAGCAAACGAAGTAGGTCAAAAGGTTTTATTAGCGGCCGCAGGTGTCCCACAACAAGCACAAACTATGATTTTGGAGAATAACTAATGAAATTAACAATCATCCCTTCAGACAAAGCCGTTTACAAAGATGGCGTTATGCGAGCCCAAGTCCCTAATGATTTGGACTTAACAAGCTGCAACATCCCTAGCAATGTTCACGCATTGCAATGGGAAGAAACAAAAGGCTGGATTGAGTTTGAAAAAGGTTCTGATGACATAACCCTGCCAAATGAGATGATTACAGCATTGCCTGAGTGGGCAGTTGCTTGTTTAGCCGTTTATGATGCTTGGACACCTTATGTTGCCCCAGTAGAAGAACAGCCTACAAACACACCTTAATTTGTTTGCAAAAAGCTAACTAATGTTTGCAACAGCTTTCCAAGCCAATGCGTTTCAAAACAACGCATTTCAGGTCTATGTATCGCCTACACCAACCAATAACTTAACTGGTGGTGATGACGCTACATGGACGCCTGAAGATTTAAAGCGGTTACGCAGATTATCTGCAAAGATTGCCGATCGTCAACGTAAGTTAGATCAGGCTACCAAAGAAGCAAATGCAGAACGCAAAAATGCATTTAAGGAACAGATTGATCCTACGCCTGTTGCAAAAGTTAAGCAATCTAAAGTACAATCAATTCAAGAGGTTAAAGCTGATATACCGTCAGTCGATACACAAGAATTACAGCGGTCTATAAGCTACCTTGAAAGACAACGGGATAACATCCTTGAGGCAGTAGCTTACAGACACCAGCAATATCTCATTCAAGAGCAATTGCGAGTAATGGAAGCCAAACGCCAAGAGGAACTTGACGATGAGGCAGCAATATTACTATTAATATAAATCCACACGCAGAATATAAGAAAGCTTACGACCATCTACACGCTGGACGTTATGAACAAGGTTTTAGGCTTTTTGAGTATCGTTGGCATCCTGACATCATTGCGGATCAGCCGACTGGAGTTGGCCCATCTTTAAAAGTACCAGTTTGGCGTGGTGAAAGCCTATTAGGTAAGTCTATTGCAGTACAAATGGAGCAAGGATTTGGGGATATTCTTCAATTTGCTCGTTTTTTACCTGCATTAAAGGCTATGGGTGCAGCAAAAGTAGTAGTTTTGCAAGAATCCAGCCTACATCACCTTTTTGGGCAGCTTGAATGCGTTGATGTTTTTACCAATGAGATCGGTATAGGTGACGCAGAAGCCTGTGACTACTGGATTGGCTCAATGTCGCTGCCTTATTACATATCTTTGGCACATCCTGCGGTAAAAGCCCTATTTCCTGTTACAAAAGACAAAATTGTAGGTTCTGAAGGCTATTTACACGCCCAGCCATCCAATATTCCAGCCAAAATTGGCGTAAATTGGGAAGCTTCCAAGCAAATCCTGTATTACATCAAATCTATGGATATGCTGGAGATGGAAAAATTAACTGGCTCAGACTGTTACAGCTTAAATCCTAAAACAGAAGGCTTATTTCACCCATTACCTGATGATGGATGGAAAAAAGATTGGGTTAAATCTGCCGCACATATTAAAGCTTGCAAGGGCGTGGTAACTGTAGACACAGGAACGGCTCATCTTGCTGGTGCATTAGGCGTAAAAACCATTGTTTTGCTACCTAAAGAAGAATTTGTTTGCTGGCGTTGGAAACACGGTCGTTGGTACGACAGCGTTATTGCCCTACGCCCTCACGAATACCACAAAGTACCTGAACTTATAAGGAGAATGTAATGGCATTAGTGAAAATCACCGTAACTTGCCCACATTGCAAGGTTGACCACGAAGAATACGACCCACAACAGTATGATGACCGTGAAAAGTACCTTGCTTATTGGAATTTGCCATTTGAAGGAGCAGAAGCTGATGAAGCTTGGAAGCAAAAGCAGGAAATGACCCGTAGGGAAGCCCCAATGGTTATGCCTGACATAGAAGGTCACATCAGCATGGCTGACGGTCAATGGGTATCTTCCCGTTCTAAGCACCGTGAAAACCTTAAACGCAACAATTGCATTGAAATAGGCAATGATGTGCCAATGGAGCAGAAAAAGCACACATTAAGCAGGGCAGAAAACGAATCACGCAAGCGTCAAATTGCGGAACTTGCATACGCAAAACTTAGATAAGGAGCAGGAAATGGCAGAAGAATTAGACCGCAGGGAGATGCTTGAAGCCGCATTAGAACAAGCTGAAGAAGGTACTTTAGAAGCACCAATTGAAAAGGAGATTGAAGTAAATGACGACCCAATCCAAGCAGAAAACGCCAGCGAAGAAAGCAGTAGCGAAGAAGAAGCCAGCCCTGAAGAAAGCAACGACCGTGACGAAAAAGGTCGTTTCAAAAGTAAGTCCGAAGAAGCCAGTAGCCAAGACAATACCGATCAACAACCTGAACTGGCTGCAGAAGCTAGTGATGTTGATGAAGAAATAAAGCGTCCAACCACATGGAAAAAAGAATATGTGGAAATTTGGAACAAAATGGAAAAGGGCGAGCCGCTCAAAAAAGAAGATTTTGTCAGGTTTGCCGAGTATGCCAACCAACGTGAAGCTGAGTACAAGCGTGGCGTATCTGCCTACAAAGCAGAAGCTGACAATGCTCGTCAATTGACCGAAGCTATTGGCCCATTTGTCCCTGAACTGCAAAAACATGGAATCCACCCAGTATCTTGGATTCAAAATCTAGGCAGAGCGCACTACACTTTAGCCAACGGAACATACGAACAAAAGGTACAAATGTTCCATAGACTTGCACAAGACTATGGCGTACAATTAAATCAAGATGCACTTCAGATGCCTGAACAGGCGTATGTAGACCCGTATCAACAGCAGTTAATGCAACAACTTCAAGCTACTCAGCAACAAGTTCAGCAACTGTCAGCGATTCGGGAGCAAGAGGAAAATGCACGGTTGGCTCAAGAAATCAGCCGTGTAAGCAGTAACAAAGAGCGGTTTCCGCACTTTGACATGGTAAGGGAAGATATGGCTCAATTACTTGAGCGAGGTTTAGCCCAAGACCTTGAATCGGCTTATGCCAAAGCTGTGCGTATGAACGATGAAGCGTACAAGTTAGAGCAGGATAAACTCCTGAAATCTGCTAGTACCCAAGCATCTAAGGCACAACAAGTAGCAAAGGCCAAAGCAACTGCAGTCAGCCCGAAATCCGTTACACCTAGCGGACAAGTGAATAAAGCAGATGCAAAGGACAGACGCTCAATGCTGATGGCTCAATTAGCCGAAGCTGAGAGTGGTCGGGTTTAACTTAATTTAATAAAGGAAATATCATGGCATTTGCTAACTCAGCAATCACCGATATTATCGCTACTACCATTCAAAGCCGTAGCGGAGTATTGGCAGACAACTTGACACAAAACAACGCAATTCTTCAGCGATTGAACTCCAAAGGTAACGTACGCCCATTCTCAGGCGGTAACGTCATACTCGAGGAAATTATGTACAATGACCCGTTAATTTCTGGCGGCCTTTTGCATTAAAACGCAAATTGAATAATTTTCTCTGATTGACTTGGAACTCCCGAAGGGGACAACAGGGCGGAAGCGATAAAAAGCACCGTGAACGACTAAGTGAGAAAACACCTGAAAAGGTGGTGCGATAGTCTGAACTAGGATATAACTTAAGTTAGCAGAAGTCCTAGAGGGTAAGTCGAAGAACATACCCCGCCACGAAAGTGGTCAGTAAGCGAAAGCTGAAGTAACAGAATGCAACAAATAACGCTAACAGCTATAGTGGCTATGAGGTGCTTAATATCACCCCTGATAGCCCTATTTCTGCTGCTCAATTCTCTATTACTCAGTACGCTGATAGCGTAACAATGAGTGGTTTAGAAATGTTGCAAAATAGCTCTAAAGAAGCAATCATTGACTTGTTAGATGGTCGTATGCAAGTTTCTGAAGCACGTTTGCTTAACCGTATTTCAGGTGACCTTTATGGTGACGGTACAGGTAATGGCGGTAAGAACATTACTGGTTTAGCTGCTGCAGTTCCAGTTTCTAATACAACTGGTACATACGGTGGTATTAACCGTGCTAACTGGACTTTCTGGCAAAACCAATCTTCCACAGGTGCTGATTCTTCTACAGTAATCCAAGCTGCTATGACTTCAGCCGCTATCAAATCTGTTCGTGGAACTGATAAGGTTGACTTAATTGTTGCTGGTAACACTCTGTATCAACGCTATGTAGCTTCTTTGCAAGCTATTCAGCGTATCGCTGGTGTAGACGAAGGTGCGGCTGGTTTTGCATCCCTCAAGTTCTACGGTGGTGGTATGTCTGCTGACGTGGTATTAGGTGGCGGTTATGGCGCACAAGAAACTGCAAACTATATGTACTTCTTGAACACCAACTACATCTTCCTACGCCCACACAAAGAGCGTAACTTTGTACCTATTGGTGGTGAGCGTCAATCAATCAACCAAGACGCTATTGTTAAGTTGTATGGTTGGGCTGGTAACTTAACTTGCTCAAACAGCTTCTTGCAAGGTGTTTTGACTGGTACAGCTTAATCAACCAACTAATTAAAGGAAATTATCATGGCATATTCAGTACTCCCTATTAGTGGCGTTGACTTAGTTAACACAACCACTACAAACGAAAACTCTGCTGGCACAGCAGTTCCAACTTTTGGCCCTTTGGGTGCTGAAACTTTTGGTTCTGACGGCAAGCGTTATGTTTTCGCACAAGCTGGTGCGGCTATTGCAGCTTCTACAGCAACTTGCGTAGTTAACGCTTCTACATTCCAAGTAACTTTGGGTGCAGGTACATATTTGTCAGGCGCTTCAATGGCTTCAGGCGATTATGGCTGGTTCTCAGCAGCTAGCGTTTAATAGCAAAATGTAGTAAAAACAGGGGGTTACCTTAACTGGTAGCCCCTTTTTTTCAACCGTTGTACCTTTAATACCTTGAAGGAGATTTAAAAATGGCTTTACCATCAGATGAGCAAAATGCAGATTCACGCTTGCAAGTTCGCTTTTACAAGCGAGCAATCAAACAAGAGCAAGAATCTTTAGATGCTGGCAGACCAATCTACAAAGAGTTTGATTTTGTACATATTTGCGTTGCTGGCGATTCTTTGACTGAAATTGATACCTATGCGTTAAACAACCATAAAGTACGCTTCCCAATCCAATGGGCACACTATCAAAACCGAGTAGGTGCAGATGACCAAGAAGTAGTAGGTACACCTGTATCTGAGTGGCCAATAGTGTCCAAATCCCAAGCGGAAGAACTGCGGGCATTAAAATTTCACACAGTAGAATCTATTGCAGGCGCATCAGATCAACATTTGCAACGCATGGGTATGGCGGCAGGAATGTCACCGTATGCTTTCCGTGATAAGGCAAGGGCATTTTTAAATCTAGCTACCAATGCGGCAGAAACTGATAAGCGTGAAACAGAAATTAACGCTTTGAAAGAAGAACTTGCCAAAAAGGAGCAAGAAACTGCTAAAATTAAGGCAGAAACAGATGCGAAGCTGGCTCAAATGCAAGAGCAAATGGCCGCTATACTTGCCGCTGTTGGTGAAAAGAAACCCCGTAAAAAAGCGGTAGCCACAGAGGAAGTCTAAATATGTCCTACACAATGCTCCAATTGGTTCAACAGACCACTGCTGAACTAAACTTATCCGTACCATCCTATGTTATTGGTAATCAATCACAGGACGTGCAACAAGTTCTTGCTTTGATGAACGGTGCTGGTTACGACTTAGTAAAAGAACATGATTGGCAAGCATTGGAGTTGGAATATCGTTTCTACACAACTGCAATAACCACGACCTGCGATACTATTGATGGCTCAGAAACTTTATTAGCCATTCCTAGTACCACAGGTCTGGACAACACCTATTCTATTGTTGGGACAAGCATTCCCCAAGATACCTATGTTGATACAGTAACTGGCCCAAATAGCCTTACAACTACGCAAAAGGCTTCAGCAACTAGCGTAGGCGGCACAGTTACCTTTAGTAAGACCATTTACCCATTACCTTCTGATTACGAAACCATTACAGACAATACTCATTGGGATAAGACGAAGCATTGGCAAATGCTTGGCCCAGTTGACGCACAGCAATGGCAATGGCTTAAATCAGGCTATATTTCAACAGGCCCTCGTGTCCGTTGGCGTATTCTTGGCAATGAGTTTCAGATTTGGCCGCCTTACAACACCCAAGAGTATTTAGGTTTTGAGTATCGTTCTAAAGGCTTTGTACGCAGTCTAACAAACGAAGTTAAAAACAGTTTTACTGCTGATACTGATACAACCGTATTTGATGATCGTTTAATCGTTTTGGCTACCAAGCTTAAATACTTCCAAATTAAGAACTTTGACACAACTGCTTTGTACCAAGACTATATGCGTTACTTGTCTATTGTTAAAGCTAATGACAAGGGTTCTGCTACTTTGTCCTTTGCTCCACAACCAAGTGCCGTTCTTATTGGATGGGCTAATATCCCTGATACTGGCTACGGTAGTTAAACATGGCACGACCACAAGGGCGTAAAGCCACAACTACATCGGTTGCTGCTCCATTAGGCGGTTGGAACGCAAGAGATTCCATTGCGGAAATGAGTCCAATGGATGCTGTTGTATTGGAAAACTTCTTTCCTACGCCATCTGATGTAACGCTTAGAAAAGGCTATTCTCAATACGCTACTGGCATCACAGGGCAAGTTTACTCATTGATGAGTTACAACTTTACTAGCGGTCAAAAGCTATTTGCCGTTGCTAACGGGGTAATCTATGATGCAACCAACTCGGGTGCGGCAACTTCTGTATTTACTGGACTATCAGATTCAAAGTTTCAGCACGTCAATATTACGACTAGCGGTGGCAACTTTTTAGTAGCTTGTAACGGTGTTGACCCAACCATGATTTACGATGGTACAAGTTGGTCAAAAATGGCAACCACCACTACTGCCCAAACAATAAGCACTATTACTAGGGGTGGCACAGGTAATTTAACTGCTACCCTTACAACAGCTTCAGCACACGGTTTAATTACTGGAAATAGAGTAACAGTCAGCGGTGCAACCCCATCAGCTTATAACGGCTCTTTCACAATTACCGTAACAGGCACAACTACATTTACCTACACAATGGCATCAGCACCTGCTACAGATGCTACTGTTGTAGGAACTTATACAGTTTTAGGCATTACTGGCGTAAATAGCAACACCTTTGCTAACGTCAATCTGTTCAAAAACAGACTATTTTTTACCCAAGAAAATAGCCTTAAATGCTGGTATTTAGATGTAGATTCCATAGGTGGTGCTGCAACTTCATTTGATTTTGGCGGTATTGCTCGTAACGGTGGCTATTTACAAGCTATTGGTACATGGACACTAGATGCTGGACAAGGTGCTGATGACTATTTTGTAGCTGTTACAAACATGGGCGAAGTCATGGTCTATGTAGGTACAGACATCACCAACCCTGCTGATTGGGCATTAAAAGGCGTATGGCAGTTTGGTCAAACTTTTGCCCGTAGATGCTTCTTTAAATGGGCTGGCGACCTGCTTTTACTAACTCAGGACGGACTTGTGCCTTTATCGGGAGCACTCCAATCATCCCGTTTAGACCCTAGAATAAACCTAACTGACAAGATTTACTATGCTGTAAGTCAGGCTGCAACGACTTATTACGCTAATTTTGGTTGGCAAATTAACTATTTTGCTTCTGAAAATATGTTAATTTTAAATGTGCCAATAACAGGCGGCACACAGCAATTTGTAATGCACACTATTACAAAGTCTTGGGGGCAATTTACAGGTATTGAAGCTAATTGCTGGGAAGTTAGCGGTACTTCTGATATGTTCTTTGGCGGCAACGGTTATGTAGGTCGTTTTTACGATCAAGCGTCAGACAACAACGAAAACATTAAGGCTACATGCCAACAGGCTTACAGCTACTTTGATTCTAGGGGTACGCTAAAACGCTTTACGATGGTACGCCCAATCATCATTACCGATAACACCCTACCAACCGTTTTATGTGGTGTAAGTACTGATTTTGACATATCAAACGCTATTGGAACGGTGACATTTAACCCATTAACTACGGTTTCAGCAAAGTGGGATTCGGCTATTTGGGATGTAGATTACTGGGGTGGTGGAATTATTTTAAATCGCCAATGGCAAGGAGTTACAGGAATTGGATTCTCTGGTGGCGTAGTTATGAAGGTGGCGTCACAAGGTATTGACTTCCATTGGGCAAGTACCGATTATGTGTTTGAAACAGGTGGTGTACTGTAAATGTTGTGGGTTGCCAATACATTGGAATTAAAGGATATTGCGGCTAAAATACTATTTAATGAAATTGGCGTTCAGCGTTGTGAAGATTTACAAGCTATATTTTGGGCTGATGACAAAAACAATGTTGAATGGTGCGTTGGTTACACGGCATTTATAGGTAAAACCTGTCAAATGCACATGGTTAATTTAAAGGGTGGTTACACACCCAAGCAGTTACTAAAGGCAGCATTTGATTACCCGTTTAATCAATGCGACCTTAAAATGGTTTTTGGAATAGTTAATAGCAATAACACTAAAGCTATGGAATATGACCAAAAACTAGGTTTTACGGAAGCAAAGCGTTTTGCAGGAATGCACGATGATGGCGGTGACCTTGTAGTTTTTGAAATGAACAAAGCTGATTGCAGGTGGATCAGGGAGCGTAAAAAATGAGCATATTAAGAAGCAAACACAATGGCTGGACTTGGGAAGGCAAACGCACTCCATTTGGCGGTGGCAAAGGTGGTGGTTCGCCCCCCACTCCTGACTATGCTGGTGCAGCACAAGCTACCGCACAAGGAAACTTAGATGCGGCAAGAACAGCGGCTGCGGCTAACCGTGTTAACCAAGTAACCCCTTACGGAACACTTACTTATAACGTAAACCCTGAATCTCAATATGACCCTTGGGGTAATCCTACTTGGACTGCAACCACAGCGTTAAGCCCTGAACAACAGCAATTACTGGATATTCAAAACAAAACCAGTATTGATCTAGGTAATTTGCAAAACAAAGGTCTTAGCTATGTAGAGGACATGATTAGCAAGCCTTTTGATACAAGCGTTTTGCCTCAAGTTGGTATTAATGCTGGCGAAGATTACTCTGCGGCAATTATGCGTAGATTACAGCCACAGCTTCAAATGGAACAAAAGTCTTTTGATCAAAAGATGGCAAATAGCGGTATTCCAGTAGGTTCCGAAGCTTATCAAAACGCCAAACGTATGTTTGACATGAGCCAAAATGATCGTCTTGTAGCTGCACAAACTGGTGGTATTGGTGTTGGTTTACAAGCAAATCAGCAAGGATTTAGTCAGGCTGGTTATATGCGTAATGAGCCGATCAATACATTGAACGCTATTCGTTCGGGTTCACAGGTTACTAATCCGACATTCCAATCTGTACCACAGCAAGCAACTACACAGGGTGCTGACATTCTTGGGGCAACTCAAGCAGGTTACAACGCTCAGTTAGGTGCTTCTAATGCTTCTAATGCGGCAAGTGCGGCTAATACTGGGGGCTTGTATCAGTTAGGCGGTACTGCATTGATGGCAGGTGCAATGTTCTAATGAAAGAATTTATAAGCCGCCACAAAAAGGTGGCTTTAATGTTTTCAGGTGGTAAAGATTCAATAGCGTGTTTAGAGTTACTTAAACCGTATTTGGATAAAATAGTAGTAATTTGGGTAAATACAGGTTCAAATTTTTTCGAAATTGAAGAATGTGTAACAAAAGTAGCTTTAGAAGTACCTAGTTTTGTGGAAGTGCCTACAAATCAGGCTTGGTCAATTGAAATCAATGGCTATCCTGCTGATGTAGTGCCAATTAACTTTACAAAACTGGGGCAAGAATTTACTTCTAGCAAGACATTAACGCTTAGAAGTTATTTGGAGTGTTGTAACGAGAATTTATGGTCACCAGCCTATGCGAAAGTAAAGGAATTGGGGATCACAGGCGTGATTAGAGGGCAACGGGCTGACGAAAGTCACCGATCACCCATAAAATCAGGCTATGTAGCAGATGGGATTGAATACTTTTTTCCATTGCAAGACTGGAGTAACCAAGAAGTCAACGATTACTTGCTAAAACAAGGCGTTGAAATGACTGATCGTCTATTGATGAAAAGCCATACTTCTTTGGACTGCTGGAATTGCACGGCTTTTACCGAAAACAGCGTAGAACGAATGGAATATATGAAAAAGCATCACCCAATTAAACATCATTATGTTGTCAAATTACTGCAAAGAATTGATAATGCAGTTATGACCGAAACGCTTGGAATCAAGCAAATTTTAGGGAAATAATATGCCAAACGACTTCACATCTGCATACGCTCCGATGCAATCCAATGCTCAATATGGTCAACCGCAAGTAATGGGTCAAGGCTCTCAAGAAGCCATGCACCAAGCCATGCTTAATCAACAACAACAATACAACAACCAATCAGCTAACATTGCTGGTCAACCAAGCGGTTTAAGTCGCATGATGGCCCCGATTCAGCAAATGATGATGGCTAAAATGTTGCGTGAAGGTGCGTCTAGCAATGGCATAACTGAAAAAGGCACGGGAATTGCTTACGACCAAAATGGTCAAAACCCTTATGCGTACACACCGCAAGGGCCTGACTACTCTCAAAATGTCGGTAATTTAATTAGCACAAGAGATTAATTATGGCAACATACACAGGCGGTTCTGCCCCACTTCCAGTAGCTTCTGTTCCTGAAGCGTATCAACCAAAGCTACTAGAAAATACACAGCAACAAAGAATGGCTCAGTTGTTAACGCAACAAGCGATGCAAGGACAACCACAAGGGCAAATGATTAGTGGACATTATGTTGCCCCTAGCTGGTCACAAAACCTTGCTCCTGTTGCCAATCAAGCATTAGCTATGTATGCAAATTATCAAGCTGATAAAGGTCAACTTGAATTGGCTAAAGCTATTCGTGAAGCTCAAGGTGAAGCATTGTCTGGTTATTTTAAAGACCTTAAAGGTTCTCCTGCTGTTGCTGAACAACCTGCTGTAATACCACAAGGTCAAACATTGCGTGATGACAACGGAATGCTTACTTATGGTTCTCAAGCAGGTGTTGCAGGTAGCCCAGCTATTCCCGCAAATTCATTTACTGCAAATATGAGAGCGGCAACCAATGATCTTTTGCCATCTTTTGTGCGTGAAAACGCTATGAAAGAAATTACAAAAGGCCCTAAATGGGAAACTGTCACACAAATTAACAAACAAACTGGTGATACTGAAAATTGGCGTTATGACGCTAATTCACAAGACCCAAGAAGTACATTGCAATTTATTGGCGTTAGCAAAGCGGCTTTTACCCCAAGCGAAGTTTTGCATTTAAACGATCAAGGCATAGGTACTGGTCAGTTTGGCAATCCTTATGGCGGTGGCCGTTCTTCAACTGGCGGTGGCAGTATGCCTACCGTTGGTGGAAATATGCCTGTTGGTGGTGGACAACCTTTTGTTGGTGGCAATACAACCAATCCAGCTTCAAAGCCTGTATCTTCTACAAATGCACCCGTTGATGCTTTGGTAAAAACCTATGGTTACGATCCATTCAAGCCGCCCCCAATGCCACCAATGAAAAGCGGTGCTAACGCAAGATCATGGAACGCTGACCTTTACAAGCCACTAGAAGGCACACCAGCTAATACTGTAACTGGTGCTACTACTTATGTAGATGCTTTAGGAAAATACAGCGATTATGTAAACGGACTGTCTGCTAAAGATTTAACAAATCCACAAGTTAGAAATCGTTTAAATTCACTTTATGCAACAGTTAAATTAACAGGCAAAGAAGCTAATAATTTGGGCGTTTTAAACGGTGGCGATGAGCGTATTTTGGAAGAAGTTGTGCCTAACTATTCCAATATTATGGTTACAAAAAATACTGTTAAAAAGATTCTTGACGAACAAAAAGATTTTGGCAGTAGCAAAATTGTTGCAACATATAGAACCGCTCAAAAACCTGTTCCTGAAAATATGCGTAAATATGTTGTTGTTCCTAAAATAGCAGAAGAAACGGCTACAACTGGAACGCCAAGACAAACTGGTGCAACTGCAAGGGCAATATTGAACAATAAGCCTATTGAAGTTCGTGGCAATAAATGGGTTTATTCTGACACAGGTGAGGAAGTCAAATAATGGCTGATACATTACCCCCACTACCTAAAGGTGCGGTTCTTGTAGAAGGATTGCCACCTATGCCTGAAGGTGCAGTTTTGCAACCTGAATCCGCTTATGACCGTTTTTTAAAAGGTGTTGAAATACCTAAAATGGAAGGCAACGCTGTTGTTGGCCCTATGGCTGTTGCTGGTGTTGGCGAACTAATCAAAGGTGCAGGTGCGGCAACTGAATTAGCATTTCCCGAAACTGGTCGCAATATTAGCCGTCTTGGAGAGCGTCTTACAAGTCAAGTAAAAGAACAATACCCAGTAGCTGGAACAGCAGGTCAAATTGGTTCTTACATTGCACCTTATTCTATGGCACAAAAACTTGTAACTGGTCTTAAGTCTATTCCGCAAGTAGCCAATGTTATTGGAAAAATACCTAGTTTTGCTACTGCTGTAGGCGAACAGTCAGCTATTGGTGCTGGTACAGGGGCGTTATTAACTCCAAGCGTAGAAGATCGTGGCAATGCGGCAATGTTTGGTGCGGCAACTGGCCCAGTTGGTGAGATTTCTAAACCTTTAATTAAGGGTGCTGGCTGGCTTGGCAAAGAAACACTAGGTTTATCTACTGGCGCAGGTGGCGATGCTGTTGGCGAAGCATTTAAAGCTGGCACAACCAAGAATCCACAGTTTTTAGCTAATTTGCGTGGCGAAGTACCTGCAAGCGATGTATTAGAAGCCGCACAAGGTGGATTGCAAACGCTTAAAAGTATGCGTAGACAAGCTTACGAGCAAGGTATTCAATCAACAAACAAAAACCAAGTGTTTTTGGACTTTAAGCCTATTGAAAATACATTTCAAGACACGCTTAAAGGTTTGACTGTTAAAGGCGTTGGTGGTGTTGAAGCGTCAAGAGTTGGCGATAAAACTCTTAAAGAGGTAGGTCAAATTAAGTCTGTTGTTGACGAATGGAAATCAAAGCCTGAATTGCACACAGCAGAAGGTTTAGACGCTTTAAAACGCAGAATTGATGACTTATGGTCAAACGATATGTCCAATGAAGCCAAGTCTATTCTTACTCAAACTAGAGGTCAGGTTAAAAACACCATTGTCAAACAAGACCCGAATTACGCTAAAACAATGCGTGGTTACGAAGAATCTTTAAAATTAGAGCGTGACCTTGAACAAGCATTAGGGCTTGGCGATAAAACTGCCGTAGATACAGCTGTTCGCAAACTGCAATCTTTAATGCGTAATAACGCCAATACTAGCTATTTACATCGTCAACAATTGGCTGAAATTTTAAAAAGAGATGCTGGGGTAGATTTGATGCCAGCGTTAGCAGGACAAGCATTAAACAGCGTTGCTCCAAGAGGTATTCAAAAGGTATTGCCAAGTTTTACCGCAGGAAGCGGTATTACGGGCGCAATGGCTCTTGGACCTGCTGGATTGATACCTTTAGCTACATTGCCATTGCAAAGCCCTAGAGTAGTTGGTGAAGCCGCATACATGGCAGGCAAAGCTTCACGCCCTGTATTGGATTTAGCTAATTCAGGCACTCCTGAACAACGAAAACTGGCAAAATTGTTAATTATGAAAGCCGCCCAACAAGGAGCAACAAATGAGTAGAAACGGTAGTGGTACATATAACCTACCTGCAGGTAACCCCGTAGTAAGTGGTAGTGTTATCACTTCTGCTTGGGCTAACACAACCTTAACTGATATTGCTAATGCCTTAACTGGTTCTTTGGCTTCAGACGGTCAAACACCTGCAAGCGGTGACTTAAACATGGCTGCCAATCAAATTAAAGATTTGGCTGATCCTACGCTTGACCAAGATGCAACTACAGTTGCTTGGGTAAATGCTGCTATTGCTACTGCTGTTGCACCCCCATTTGTTGCTGGCACATATATGTTGTTTATTCAGACTGCCGCACCTACTGGCTGGACTAAATCTACAACGCACAATAACAAAGCTTTGCGTATTGTTAGCGGTACAGCAGGAACAGGTGGTAGCGTTGACTTTACAACTGCATTTGCAAGCCAATCAGTTACAGGCACTACAGATGCAACAACCGCAACAGGTTCTGTAGGTACAAGCGGAGCAACAACTCTTTCTACAAGCCAAATTCCTAGCCATACTCATACTTATTCAGTAGTAAATAGCACAAGAGTGGGTGCGTCTACCGATTATGAGTCTTATTATTACAACACTACTACTGCAAATACTGGCGCAGAAGGTGGCGGTGGTTCACATACTCATACTGGTGGAACATTTACTGGAAATTCACACACCCATACATTTACTGGAAACGCCATTAACTTAGCCGTTGCTTATGTAGATGCCATTATTGCCGTTAAGAATTAATTATGGATGACGGAAAAATCGACCTTGTTCGCTACGGGGTGTTGTGGAATACCGTTGAAAATTACGAGCAAAAGTTTCAATCTATGGAAAAAAAGATTGATGCTATGGATGCTGACCTTAAAAAGCTAGTTCTTATGGCAGAGCGTTCAAGAGGCAGTCTTTGGGCGTTGATGGGCGTTGCTGGCGTTATTGGTAGCGTTGTTAGCTTTGTAGCTGATTTTGTATTTGTAAAAAGATGATTTATTTGCTATATCCGTTCTTGGTGGTTTACAACCTTCTGATGACGGCTATTGCAGTGATTTTAGCCCCTGTTTTACCCGTTTTTGCGGTACAAAAGGAATGGTGGCTAGATAATCACGCAAAGCGTGGCGTAGGCCCTGTTTTGCCGTCTTGGTTAAACTTGTTTATGACACCCGACAATAGCCTTGACGGGGACGCCACATTTGAACGCTTAAACCCACCTAGTTACTGGTCTAAAGTTAAATGGCTTTGGCGTAATCCAGCGTACAGCGTGTGTTTGCGTTACCTTACAGCACCGTATAACACTCAAGTTTTTGGCGATAAAACCATTAAGGACAACGACAATGCAAAAGCTGGCTGGTGTTTCGTTAAAGCTAACGGATTATTTCAATTTACTTGGATTGCCCCTATTGGTAATGCTCGGTGTGTTCGCTTTACTGGTGGGTGGAATATTATGGCTTTGGCAGATAACAATGTCCCAGTTAAACCTGATCCGTACCAAGCAACATTTGCATTTTCACCAAGACTAAGTGGGTTTAGATAATGTTTCCAATTACCGCCATTCTAGATGTGGGAATGAAACTAGTTGATAAGTTTTTTCCTGACCCTGAAGCTAAAGCCAAAGCTCAGTTAGAGTTGCTACAAATGCAACAAAACGGTGAATTTAAGCAGATAGAAGCCGATATTGCTGAGCAACAAGAACTTACAAAGCGTTGGCAAGCAGATATGGCTAGCGATAGTTGGTTAGCTAATAACATCCGCCCTATGACGCTAATATTTTTGTTATTGGCTTATTTCTTTTTTGCTTTTATGTCGATGTTTGACTACGAAACCAAGTCAGCCTATGTCGAATTGCTTGGTCAATGGGGTATGTTGGTTATGACAGCCTACTTTGGTGGTCGCTCATTAGAAAAGATTATGGGCATGAAAGATAAGTCTAAAGTTATTGAAACTGAAATTAAAGAAAAATGAAGCATTCCGAAAAAATGACAATGGTGGCTACTATTTCGTTAGCCGCAATCTTAATGGCTATGGTAGCCGTCATGCTTATTGGTTTGTTCCACGACAAAGTAAATAACGATAAAGTTTTTGAAATGTTATCCCCAGCGTTTCAAACCATTGTTGGTGGATTTATTGGGCTAATTACAGGCATTAAGATAGGTCAAGCAGATGACGAGTGAACAACTAGAAAAGCTGGGTATTGGCGAAGAATGGCTAGAACCGCTTAACGAAACTTTTGCCAAATACGACATTTCTACGCCTAAACGCCAAGCGGCATTTATTGGTCAATGTATGCACGAGTCAGGCGGCTTTAAACAGCTTACAGAAAACTTAAACTACTCTGCTAAGGGATTGGTAGCAACATGGCCTTCACGCTTTCCTAACGAGGAATATGCGGCTGAATACGCCCGTAAGCCTGAACGCATTGCCAGCAAGGTTTATGTTGGTCGCATGGGTAACGAAACTCCTGAAGATGCGGCAAAGTACATTGGTCGTGGTTTAATCCAGCTAACAGGCAAGGAAAACTATGCAAACTGCGGACTTGGTATTGGTGTGGATTTGCTTGGGAATCCTGATTGGCTGGCTACTCCTAAATATGCGGCTTTAAGTGCAGGGTGGTTTTGGAACAAAAAGGGTCTAAACGCCCTTGCTGATGCCAATGACATTACCAGCATGACTAAACGCATCAATGGCGGAAATATCGGTATTGAGGATCGCAAAGCCAAAATTAACAAAGCTTTTGACGCTATTGCTTAAAACAATTCCCTAAGATCAACAAACTTCCACAGGTCTTTAGGTACATCGTAAAAGTATTCGTCACGGGCAACAGCCGTATTTGGCACTTCAATTAACGGGCATTCTTTGATCTTTGATGCTCTGATCCAGTAAGCATGGGTTAGATCACGGGTAACTACATACATCGTGGTACGAGGATGGGCAAATAGCTTTTCTTTACGCTGGGCAATATGAATGGTGTTGTACGGGCAAAACTCCATACCCCAATCACGCACTTCAACTTCTGCAAAGCCAATTTCCTGCCCATTTTTGCTTAATACAAGGTCTACAGCGTATTTATCAGGGTTGGGTACAGCATCTACATACCAAAGGTTTTTAAGCCATGCGGCAACCGCATTACGGGCTGGTGGATCACAAGCGTCATGCAAACGCTGGTCAAAAGGTTTGTACTTCATTTCTCTTGTGCCTTTCTTAGTATTGCTTTAGCAAACTGCCAAATATATTCGGATGTTGGGTCAATGCCTATCAACTGACAAATTTCAATTATTTCCTCATCTGTTAGTGTTTTTACTGGATGGGTGTAGAGTGGAATTTCAAAGCCATTGCCCTGTTCATATTCCAATCTGCCAAGTCTATTCATCCACGCTACTGGTTCATTGTTCATATCAAATCCTCAATTTTTATGCCACGCTCGGCTAATGCTTTTTCTACTTTGACCAATGCTCGTGCAAGGATTTCAGCCACCGCTTGATGGCTGATTCCTTCACTTTCAACTATTTCACGCAAAGTCTTTGGTTCAGACATAAATAATCATTAAAAGAACTGCTATGACCAACATCCAGCAATAAACAACATTAGCCCAGTAATTGCGTCTAGCAAGCTTGTTATCGCCTAAAAACCAACCTTGAATGGCAATCATGTCAGGGTCTTGTTCAACATATTTAGGCGGTTCGTAATAAAGGCCAATCTTGACCTTACCTGTATCGTATGGCGTTCTCATACTAAATCCCCAAGTTGTTGGCGTGTGTAACCGTTGCAATTGTCAGCATTTTTTAATGCTTCAACTTTTGCAACAGCTTCTTCATAAGTTTTTGCCCAGCCTGACAATTGACCTCTTGGCGTTACTTGTTTGTAACCAAAAGATGTGCCAAAAGAAGGGGTAATTTCGTATGTTGCTAAACCACGGAAAAAATCAATTGCATGATTAAACGCTAAATGTGCCATTGAATCATCGTTTGCAATGCGGCTGTTGCGTTGTTGTGTAGATTCCATTTCTATTCCTTTTCTATATCACTCGGTATTGAGTAAAGACAGAATAATTTAGTTTTCTAAACTAGTCAAGAAATATTTATAGGGATTTTCCCTAATAAAGAATAGGGCAGTATTTGGCAGTTATTAGCAATGGGTCAGAAAGCCGCAAAATTACCCAATTACTGCATCCTACTATGGCGGCTTAACGCCCTAAAAGTGGTGGGTCGGCAGTCCCGTGAAGGAGCATAGATTTTGTCTACTCCTGCCGCCCATGTCTTATTTTAAATCGTTTTTGATTTGATAGAGTTTAAGTAAATGCCAGTAGCATTCCCAACCCTTTTGGAGTTCTTCTTCCTCAACTTCTATCAACTTGGTTTCGTTAGTCGTGCCGTTTACAAACACAATGGCACAACGGGCGTGTGGCATTCCAAGACCCTGACGGTAGGCTGCAAGTTGCATTTGGTGTTCAAAATACACATCTACCTTGTCTAATGCGGTTTCTTTGGTTTTAAAGTCAATAACTGCCCCATCCCAGCCCCGTACAGCGTCACTACGGCTAGATAAGTCAACTTTGCCACCAAAGCCATCATCATGGGCAAAAGATCGCTCAGAAACCCATAGCTGGCTTCCAAAATAATCGTTAATGTCTTTTTCAACCTTACGCACATACGGTGGGTAATCAGCCAATACGCCCTCATAAAACGATTGAATGATTCCATGTATTGCCGTACCTCGATCAGCGGCTTGACGACCTGTTTCACGGCTGTCCTTCATTACCCTAGTTAACCACTCCTGCTCAGATTCTGTGGCAATTCTAGGTAATGTCAAAGCAGACAATAAAACCTGTTGTTGCTTCCAATTATCTAAACCAGCTTTGGACATTTGCCCAATAATGGTTGTAACCGAAGGCAGTAAACCCAGCTTACGGGCATCACGCAGGGTTGTATTACGAATCCCTGTTTTACCTTCTACCGTGTAAGCTGGTTCACCGTCTTTGGAATACCAATGGCCTGATTCAGCCATTTTTTCTTTAACAATCATAGTTTTCTCGATTCAAGCATTGCATCAGCCATGTAATAAGAGCGATGAGCAATCCATTTTAAATCTGTAGATGGCATTTCCTCACCATTGTCAGTAAATTCAAGTGCTTTATAAGTTCTCATTTCTTCAGCCAAAATTGCCACCATAGCTTTAGACGCAAAATAATCACGCAAATCCATGCCTTCATTTCCACGCTGATAGCCTTTAACATCGCCTTGCATAGTAATTTCTAATGTTGGGCTAGGAAATGCTTTCATACGCCACATCCGCAAATCATTTTGCCGTTATAACCTGATACACAACGGTACGGGGCATATTGTGGGCATGATGCTACGGCTTGACCTACGGCTAAAAGTAATACGATAGTTGCTAGTGCTTTTTTCATGGTTTTATCCTTAAAATGGAATGTCGTTAAGTGTGTCATCTTCAATCTTTGGCGCATCTGCTTCCCGTTGTTTCTGACCACGCCATTCGCTACTTTCCGTAATTTTTTCTTTGTAATACTTAGGTAATGCATCGTATTTAGCTTGGTCAAACTCAGCCAACCAAAAATGGTTTACAGGGTTGATGCCTTCAGGCTGGGCGTTACGCAATGCGCTAGGAACAGGGCTAATGCCGCTAATGTTGGCGTATTTGCCATCTTCACTATGCGTAATATTGACCATGCAGAACTTGCCTAACAAATTTTTAAGGTCAAAGTTCTTACGATCTTCCGCAGTCATTTTTTTGTTAGACCAGCTTTCAAGGTCTTGACGCAACCTAGCCTGATCGCCCAATGACACCGTATAGCGTTTAGATACGATCAATGGCTTTCCGTCATCGGTTTTAAGCGGCAGACCCATGTCATCATCACCATGCAATTCCCAAGTAAATACTACTTTGTGCATGATTTTGGTTTCGCCAGCCCATTCGGTAGCTTGGTGTCCCAAGTCAATAATGCTGTACAAACGAGCCATGTGTAGCCCTGCTGGGGCTATCTTAAATTCTTTGCTGCTATCTGAAATAATCATTTTGTTGCTCCAAAAGTTGTACCAAATTGCTCAAACAAAGATTTGAGTGCTGGATGTGGTGCTGGTTTCTTAGGTAACCCACAAGCGTAACGAAGTAGGTCTATTTGACGCTCGGTTAGGAATATTCCATCCTCGATGTCTTTAAAGGCTTCTTCCAGTTCTCGTTCTTGCTGAACTTGGTCTGCCCATTGTTGCTGGTTATCTATATCACTCATATGAGTTCTCCTATTTACACGGCACATACCGTACTTAGATATTAAGTTATCTAAATTAGATTGTCAACACCCTTGTAAAATATATTTAAAACGGTTAAGATTGTTGTATGAAAGATACTTTTACCCTATCACATGACCAGCTTATTGATCTGCTAGGCGGAACAAAGAAAGTTGCAAAAATGGCTAAAGTTACCCAAGCGGCAGTTACGCATTGGCGTACAAGCGACATACCTGAAGGGCAAATGATCCGTTTGGCGGCAGAATTAGAAAAGCAATCACATGGTTTAGTTAGCCGTAAATCGCTTTTTCCAAACAGCTATAAATTTATTTGGCCTGAACTGGAATAATTTGTAGTACACTACCTGTAAGTGGAGTGACATCTGCGGATACAGGTTGGTAAATAAGACCCTTTCGGGTTGTTCTGAGCGTTTACTAATTGACTACCGACCCAATTATTAAGCGATGTCACCTTAGAGCAACCCCAAAGGGTTTTTCTATTTCTGCTTGGTCTTAATTGGTCGGCTAAAAACAACAGCGATTAAGATACAAGTGCTACTGTGGGATAGTGGATGTAACAGCACAAAAGTAGGTGGCGAAGCTAGTGCCTACTCCACGAACGACTGGCGGGTTCTGTAACTCCGATGGAGCAGATTAAGGCGAATCTAGGAGGCTAGGTTCGTTCACCGAAAGAGCAAACTAAAACCTTATATGTTAAATACTACTTGTAACTGGTGGAATCCAATACGAATTCATGGTCGTAACATTAAGCAATATGTAAGTTACGCTGAAAAACACAATTACAAAAAAACAACAAAAATCTATCAAACGCTTGGTTGCACACACCAAGAATTTTTAAATCACATAGAAAAACAGTTTTTGGCTGGCATGAGTTGGGAAAACCGCAAATTGTGGCACATAGACCACATAATCCCGATGGCATCCGCACAAACCCTAGAAGATAACTACAAGTTAAATTACTTTACCAACTTGCGGCCAATGTGGGCAAAAGACAATTTGTCGAAAAAAAACAACATTACAAATTTAATATAAAAATAGTTGACACAGTTTAGAAAACTAAACTATACTGGTATTACTCAATAACGAGTGAAACAGAAAAGGAATAGATATGAAAGATTTTTTAGGTGCTTGTTTGTTAGGGGCAGTACTCGGTGCAATGCTTGCATACGGTGTACCTGCAAAAGCCCAAACCTACAGCGTACAAAACGCACAAGGTCAGGTTACTGGCTACATTCAGCAAAACGGCAATACAGTTAATGTTTTAAACGCTAATGGCAATACTGTTGGCACACCGTTGACCGTACAGCCAACCCAGCTTACCTCCCCATCAGGTTATGCTATTGGAACTCCTAGTTATACAGTTCCAATGACACCACCAAGCCCACCATCACCTAGGGTATTGCAATGATTACATTTACTACCGAAGATCGTATTGTTGTAGAAAAAGACGGATCACTTACATTTAATTGTGATTGGTATCAAAAGCAATACTATCAACTGCTTGAGCAATACAAAGCACTTGAAGAAGAATGCAAAGCCTTACGGAAGCAGGTAAATGAACTTCTCTGATTTTTATGCGTTATATCCTCGTAAACAAGGCCGTAGGGCGGCAGAAAAGTCATGGCAACGCCTAAGTAGCCAAGAACAGCAAGACGCTTACGATGCGTTGCCTAATCATTTGGAATACTGGAAGCTAAAGCAGACTGAAAAAGACTTTATTCCACATCCTGCCACTTGGCTTAATCAAGGCCGCTGGGAAGATGAACTGGACATGGAAGTTAAAAAGCTGAAAAAGCCTGAATTGCCGTGGTATTCCAGCGAAGAATTAACTGTTAAAAAAGCACAGGAAGTTGGTTGTCAGGCTTATGCAGGTGAAGGTTGGCAACAATGGCGAGCAAGAATTAGTCAACGGATAAAGCAACTTGAAGAACAACTCTGACCGCTATTTAACCGATTGGTACATAGGTGTAGCCAAAAGGCGTGGCTGGGATGAGGTAGTACGCTTGCTTAAACAAAACCCTGATACCGAAGAAAAGATGAAGATGCTGATAAAGAAAAGGCTAGGAAAATGACCGAATTTGATCCACACGATGCAATAAATTTTATTTATAAAAACGCACCTGAATACGCTAAAGCTAAAGGGCAATTGGCCCAGCTAGAAGCATACAAAAACAGTTTAAAAAGCATCAAAATGAAGCAATCAAGCGAACAAAGTCTTGGCGCACAAGAGCGTGAAGCCTACGCCAGCCAAGAGTATCAAGACCTTTGTGTAGCTATTGGCAAAGCTACTGAAGATGCAGAACTGCTAAAGTGGCAGATTACAAGTGCTACCATGCGTTTTGATGCGTGGCGTACAGAACAAGCCAGTAACCGTAACCTAGAAAAGATGACACGATGATCTCAATATCCGAAGAACTGCTAATCCTTAAAGCACTTGTTAAAATGTACGAAGTAGCATTGGCTAAAAACGATGCCGTACTAATGATGGAGATCAGCGTAGATATTGCTGAATCAGCAGAAAAACTAGAGCAAGCCAGCGTAGATAATGCCAACCAAGCATGAGAAAGAGATTTTCAGACGAATTGCTGAACTGGGGTGCTCATTATGTAGGCATCAAGGCAATGAAGGAACGCCAGCAGAACTGCATCACATTAGACGAACTATGCCTAGAAGCGTGTCGCCTGTTATACCGTTATGCCCCTATCACCATAGAGGATCAAATACCAGTATTCACGGAATGGGCCGAAAACGCTTTGAGCGAGAGTATTCTGTCACGGAAGAAGAACTCCTTGAACAAACGCAAGCGTTACTAAATGCTAGTCCTTAACTTACCATTGCCGCCATCTGTTAACAGCTACAGAACCATATTTCGTGGTCGCATGGGCATTTCTAAAGCTGGGCGGCAGTTTAAAGAACAAGTGTCTGACTATGTTGCGGAGTATCGAGTACCAAAGTTAGGTTCTGAACGGCTGGAAATGAAGGTGGTGATCTATCCTCGTGACCGCAGACGGCAAGACATTGACAACAGAATTAAAGCTTTATGGGATGCACTAGCTGACGCTGGCGTATTTGATGATGACGAACAAATTGATGTTTTACACATTGAGCGTGGTGAAATAAAAAAAGGTGGCGGTGTACTTGTAATGATTGATATTCTTGATAAAATGGATGAAAATGCACCTATAACATAAGGATTTATATGGAAAAGTCGATGGCGTTGTTCTTAGCAACTTTGCTACATTCAGGTACAAACGCCCATTTTTTCCATTGGGCAACCAAATCTTACGCAAAACACAAAACTTTAGGCGGTTTTTACGAAAAGATCATTGATCTTACAGACGAGCTAGCTGAAACCTATTTTGGCATTTACGGTCAAATTACCCAGTTTCCAAGTACTTACCATATGCCGCAAGAACCGTTGGCATATATGCAATCTTTACAAAGATTCGTAAAAGAAGCACGGGCAGATTTGCCTATGGATTCTGAAATTGTTCAATTAATCGACAATATTGCTCAAGAAATTGACACCACCATCTATTTACTTAAATTCAAAGGTTAATCATGCCATTAGATAAATCAGGCTCAGAAAAGTCAGTAGGCGTTAACATCAAGCGTCTTAAAAAAGAAGGCGTCAAGGATAAACAAGCTACTGCTATTGCCCTCAATGTTGAGCGTGATAACGCTAAAGGTAGCCGCAAAGCCAAGCTTGAAGAAGCTTATGGTCGTTTTCTAGGTAAACGGGAAGAAGAATAATGTTTAAAAAAGAAAAGATTAAGCCTGAAAACAGCTTGCTTCAGCCGCACAAAGAGACCACCCTTGAAAAGCAACAACGCTTACGCCTAGAGCGCAGAGCCGTTATTGCCAATCAGCTTAAAGATTTGGACAAAGAAGTCAAGTAATTGAAATTTACTGTAGCAGTACCAGCTTATACAGATAAAAGCGGTGGGCATTGGTACAGTCATTATTTGTGCCACGCTTTAAATGAAATAGGGCATAAAGCCACACTTTTTCTTTATGAACCACCATTTAGAATAAATCTTGATTGGAATACACCATTAGGGCACGATCCTGAAGCCATTGTGATTTATCCCGAAGGATGTAGAGATAACCCTTTAAATGCTAAAAAAATTGTTAGGTATTTGCTTGCTCCTGAAAATTTTTTTAATGGGCCTGAAATAAAATGGCAGCCAACTGACTTTAAATTAGCTTTTTCAAAGGTTTACGCAGAAAATTGCGATACCTTGTTTTATCCAATATGTGATTTAGACAAATTTAAACCAATTGAAGCACCTAAAAAGTTCAATTCATTCTATGTTGGCAAAGGTCATTTAAGACAACAATGTCAACCGCTTATGAATTGCGTAGAAATAACACGCCAATGGCCATCTGAAAAGTCAGAATTAGCTAGGTTATTGCAAGCAACAAACATATTCTTTACTTATGATGAAATGTCGGCAATCAATGTAGATGCTGCTTTATGCGGTGCAATGCCATATTTCTTAACTAAACACCTACCTTGGATGCAAGAAAACGAATTAGGCAAACATTGGATTTACAGTTTAGATGAACAAGAAGTGGCAGAAGCTAAAGAAAACATTAAAACTTTAAGACCCCGTATCTTGCAAATGCGTAATGAATACCCCACTAAACTAGCTGATATATGCAATAAAATAGAAGCACATTTTAAAAATGTCGGTTAGAATTAACTTATCTTAATCAAATACTTGGATAAGGTATGCCAAATAAACTGTCGAAATCTGACGGAAACCTCAATAGAGCAGGCCGCCCAAAAGGAGTGCCTAACAAATCCACTACGATGGCTCGTGAAGCGATTGCTAGCTTTGTTGATGGTAATGCACACAAGATGCAAGAGTGGCTAGAACAGGTCGCTAAAGGCGTTAAAAACGATGACGATAAATACATTGTTTTGCCTAACCCTGAGAAAGCATTTGGGATGCTTCAATCTGTTATGGAATACCACTTACCTAAGTTGGCCCGTACTGAACACACAGGTGATGAAGAACAGCCAGTTAAAGTAATTCACGAGCATAAGTTTCTAGATTGAAAGAGATTGTCAAAAGGTACGAATATCCGTACAAAGCCCGTGATGCTTTCCTAGACTTTCACAGGCGTGAACAACGCTGGGCTGTATTGGTTTGCCATAGACGAGCAGGTAAGACTGTAGCCACGATTGCGGACACAATACGCAGGGCAGTCATGGAAAAGAAAGAAAACGCCCGATACGCTTACATTGCACCGTACTACGCACAGGCTAAAAACATTGCTTGGGATTACTTGCTTAAGTTTGCAGAGCCAGCCATTGTCAAAGCCAATCAGTCTGAATTATGGGTAGAACTGGTCAATGGAGCAAAAATCAGGTTATTTGGTGCTGACAACCCTGATGCTTTACGGGGTCTTTACTTGGATGGAGTGGTCTTAGACGAGTACGCTGACATGAAACCCCGTCTGTGGGGAGAGATTGTTCGCCCATTGCTGACAGATAGACAGGGTTGGGCAACCTTTATTGGTACGCCAAAGGGCCATAACAGCTTTTATGACATATACAACGAAGCCACAAAAAGCCCTAATTGGTATGTTAAAACGCTAAGAGCAGACCAATCAGGCTTATTGCCTGAAGCCGAACTATATGATGCCCAGCAGTCAATGTCTGCCAACCAGTATGAGCAGGAGTTTTTGTGTAGCTTTGAAGCCGCCATTCTTGGTGCTTACTATGGTCAAGAAATGCGTAGGCTTACCGATCTTGAGCGCATTACTACGGTGGACTATGACCCGATGTTTCCTTGCCATACGGTTTGGGACTTGGGGTTCAACGATTCCACATCAATTATTTGGTTTCAGGTGGTTTACGGTGAGATACGGGTGTTAGATCACCACATGAGTAACGGTCAAGCCATACCTTATTACACAGGTTTACTCGCCCAAAAAGAAAATGAATTTGGGTACAAATATGGCTACCATTACCTGCCACATGACGCACGAGCAAAAACATTAGCAAGTGGTGGTAAGAGCATAATCGAGCAAATTTCTGCAAAAATTGACATAAAACATCTAAAAATTGTTCCAAATCTGTCATTACAAGACGGAATACAGGCAACAAGGCTTGCATTAACTCGTGCTTGGTTTGATAATAAGTGTGAAGAACTTATCGAGTGTTTGCGTCAATATCAAAGAGAGTGGGATGATGATAAAAAAGTATTCCGAGATCGCCCAAAACACGACTGGACATCACACTCTAGCGATGCCATGCGGTATCTCTCAATTGTTTGGAAAGATGAGGACAGTCCTATCCTTAAAGACACCCGACCTAAAGGACTTTTTGTTGGCGAAACTGAAGTAACGCTAAACGATATGTGGAAAGAAACCCCCAAAATTACACACCGCAGGATATAGACATGGATCATACATACGAAGATTGGTACAACACCATTGCCCAGTACGAGCGTACATTTAAAGAATGGGAAGGTCGTGCCGATAAGATTACCAAGCGGTATCGTGATGACAGCCGTAGCCGTAACAACCCACAAGCCAAGTTCAATATTCTGTGGAGCAATGTCCAAACCATTACCCCAGCTATCTTTGCTCGTTTGCCACGCCCTGATGTAAGTCGCAGATTCCGTGACAACGACCCTATTGGTCGTGTAGCTTCAATGATGCTAGAACGTGCTTTAGAGTACGAAATTGAGCATTATGGTGACTACGCTAGTGCCATGAAGCAATCCGTTCAAGACCGTCTTTTAGGTGGTCGTGGAACAGCTTGGGTGCGTTATGAACCACACATTACTGGCGAAATGGCTGGAATGGGCGAAGGCGCACCTGATGATGGCTGGCAGTTGACAGAAGATATTGACGAAGCTGAAACCGAAGGTGGCATTTATCGTGAAGATCAAGAACGCATCGAGTACGAATGTGCCCCAGTTGACTATGTCCATTGGCGTGACTTTGGCTTGACCGTTGCCCGTACATGGGAAGAAGTAACAGCCGTATGGCGTAAGGTTTATCTTGGTCGCCCAGCCCTTGTTGAACGTTTTGGCGAAGAACTTGGCGATAAGATTCCATTAGATACTAAGCCTGAAACATCTAAGTCTTTTAATGAAAAGATGGGCGAAGGTGCAAAAGAAGCTTGTATTTATGAGATTTGGGACAAAACCACAGGTCAAGTCCTTTGGTTATCCAAGTCAATGGGCAAAATTCTTGATGTTCGTGATGACCCGCTGCAACTAGAAAACTTTTGGCCATGTCCAAAGCCAATGTTCTCTACATTGACCACAGACAGCTTAATCCCTGTTCCTGATTACGTTCTATATCAAGACCAAGCTCGTCAATTAGACACGCTGGCTGACCGTATTGATGGCTTTATTCAAGCACTCAAGGTTCGTGGTGTATACGATGCGGCAGAACCATCATTGTCCCGTCTGTTTACAGAAGGCGATAACAATGCTTTGTTGCCAATTAAGAACTATGCAGCATTTAGCGAAAAAGGTGGCATGGTTGGGGCTATTAACCTTGTAGACATTACCCCAATTGCTCAAGGTTTGCAGATGGCTTATCAGGCTATGGAGCAAGTTAAGGGTCAAATCTACGAGATCATGGGCATTGCTGACATTCAGCGTGGTCAAACTGATCCTAACGAAACATTAGGCGCACAAATCATTAAGTCCAACAACGCTTCAGGGCGTTTAAAGACTATGCAACACGATGTAGTGAACTTTGCTACAGCCTTATTGCAGATCAAAGCACAAATTATTTGCCAGCACTTTACCGATGACACCATCCTAAAAATTAGCGGTGCAAACCAGTTAAGCCCACAAGATCAGGCATTAATTCCACAAGCATTGATGCTGTTGAAGGACGAACCAGCTAAGAACTTCCGTATCGAAGTGACTAGCGATTCCATGATTTATCAGGATGAAGAACAAGAAAAAGCTGATCGTATGCAATTCTTGCAAGCGATGGGTGGATTCTTGCAGCAAGCCATCCCTGCCGCACAAGCTACCCCTGAAATCACACCAATGATGATGGAAATGCTTAAATTTGGCGTTACAGCGTTTAAAGCTGGTAAAGGTCTTGAAGGACTTATTGACGAAACCGCTGATAAGTTCCGTCAACAGGCTAAACAGATGGAAGGTCAGCCTAAACCACCTAGCCCTGAAGTACAAAAACTGCAAATGCAAGCCCAACTTGAGCAAGCCAAGATGCAAAACTCTATGCAAATTGAGCAACAAAAGATGCAAATGCAAGTTGAATTGGAAAAAGCTAAACAAGAATACCAAGCACAAGAAAATCAGCTTAAATTCCAATTGGAAGATCAGCGCAACCGCCAACAGGCAGAACTTGACCTTAAAGTTGCTCAGATGAAGATGAACACAGAACGCAATACTCAGGTATTGTTGGCTCACATCAATAATGGTGCAAAGATTGAGGTTGCCCGTATCGGTGCTGATGAATCTAACGGTGAAATGGCTTACTTTACCGAACAAGACATGGCTAAATCTATGGAACACCCATTACAACCTATTGCTGACGCTATTAACATGAGCAATCAGCAAATGACACTTGCATTAGGTGATTTGGTGAATACTATTAACGAAAACCACAATAGACCTAAACAAGTGGTACGGGGACAAGACGGTAAAATCATCGGAGTTCAATAATGGCTATTACAGTCACGCATAAGTTTGTTAGCTTAATTCCTGATGCTGGCGATCCTACAATTGTCCAGCCGTCAAATTGGAACGATACCCATGAATTAACTGGTCTTGGCACAATGGCCGAGCAAAACGCTAATGCCGTTGCTATTACTGGCGGCACAATTAGCGGTGTAACCATTCCTGCGTCTAACCTTACAGGTACTGTTGATGTGCCTCATGGCGGTACAGGTGCTACTACTTTGACAGGCTATGTTAAAGGTAGCGGTACAAGTGCTTTAACAGCTTCTAGCACTATTCCCAATACAGATATTACAGGTCTTGGAACTGCGTCAACTAAAGACGCAGGTGCGGCATTAGGTGTAGCAACGCTTGATGCTGCTGGCAAAGTACCTATTAGTCAAATTCCTGACTCTGTTATTGGTGCGTTAAGTTATCAAGGTACATGGAACGCCACAACAAATACACCAACACTTACTTCATCCGTAGGAACTAAAGGCTATTACTATGTTGTAAGCGTTGCAGGTACAACCGACCTGAATGGTGTAACTGATTGGCAAGTAGGTGATTGGGCTGTATACAACGGCACTGCATGGCAAAAGGTTGATAACACCGATGGCGTAACTAGCGTAAACGGTTTTACTGGTGCTGTAACTCTAACCACGACAAACATTAGTGAAGGCACAAACCTTTACTACACAGACGCTAGGGCTAGAGGTGCATTGTCCGCTGGTACTGGAATTAGCTATAACAGCACAACAGGCGTAATTACTAACAGTAGCCCAAGTTTAGGTGGCGATGTAGTAGGCCCAGCAAGCGCAACAGATAACGCTATTGCTCGCTTTGATACAACAACTGGCAAGCTGATTCAGAATAGCGTAGTAACCATTAGCGATGCTGGTCAAATAGCTGGTGCAACTTCTATCCTTAACACCAACTATGTTGATTTTGATACCACTTACGCAACAACCCTGACAGAAGGGCAACTTGGTTGGAATGGTAACAATACGCTTGGCTTGGGAATGGCTGGCGGTAATGTGGTTCAGCATATTGGCGAAGATACCTTTTTCTATGTAAAAGCTAGCTCTGCCATTACCAAAGGTCAGTTATGTATGTTTACTGGGGCAGTTGGTTCTAGTGGCGTATTAACTGCCGCACCTTCTAATTCAATCCCATACGCAGAAGCAATCATGGGTATTGCGGCTGAAAATATCGCATTAAACGGCTTTGGCCTTATTCAAAACACAGGGTCAATCAGGGGTTTAGATACTTCTGCTTACACAGATGGGCAAGTGCTTTATTACGATTCTGCCGTAACTGGTGGAATGACTGCTACTTACCCTGCAAGTGGGCCAATCGTTATTGTTGCCGCAGTAGCTAAAGCCGCTTCAGGTGGTGCTGGCGTATTAACTGCTAGGGTTTCATTCCAAACTAGAGTAGTTGCAAGCACAGGCATTTCTGTAACCCAAACTACTGATAGTGCAACTATTACCAATACTGGCGTAACTTCTGCCGTAGCAGGAACAGGAATTAGCGTATCAGGTTCAACTGGTGCAGTTACTGTAACCAATACAGCACCTGACCAAACTGTGTCATTGACAGGCGGAACAGGGATTAGCACTAGCGGTACATACCCTAATTTCACTATTACTAATACCGCACCTGACCAAACAGTAGCCATCACAGGTGCTGGCGGTGCAGTCGTTACTGGTACTTATCCTAATTTCACCATTACTACGCCTAGCGGAACAGTAACAAGCGTAACTGGTACAGCCCCTATTGCTTCAAGCGGTGGCGCAACTCCTGCAATTAGCATTAGCCAAGCAACAACCAGCACAGATGGCTATTTGTCTAGCACAGATTGGAATACATTTAACAACAAGCAACCTGCTGGAACTTATGTCACATCCGTAGCGGCAACTGCTCCAATTACTAGCACAGGCGGCACTACGCCAACATTGGCAATGCCAGCGGCCACAGGTTCAGTCAATGGCTATTTGACAAGTACCGATTGGACTACTTTTAACGGTAAAGCCCCAGCTGTTACATACACAACCAACTATGTCCCATTCGGTCAAGGCACAACAACACCTAACATATCATCTAGTTTTACTTATGTAACTGGCACAGGTACATTGACTGCCCCTGCCGTGAGCGCAAGTAATGGCTTAGTAATTAATAGCAATACAGTAGCCGCAAGCTATTCAATTCCTAGTGGTTCATCTGCTTCTTCTGTAGGCCCTATGACTGTAGCCTCTGGTCAAACAGTTACTGTGCCTAGCGGCAGTCGTTGGGTAGTCCTATAGTGTTTCAAACCGCTTTTCAGCCGACTGCATTTCAAAATGACGCATTTCAAATCGTCATTACTCCACCTACGCCTACAGGCCCTACAGGTGGTGATGGCTGGACTAAAGAAGAATGGAAACGCTACCAAGCAATAGATAAGAAAAGGCGTAAAGCTGAAGAAAAGCGCATTGAAGCATTGAAGTTAGACGCTGAGAAGCGCAAGCAAACTATTACAGATTTAGTTGACCCTAAACCTGTGGTACAAAAGCAACAAAATAAAGTACAATCCAATCAAGAAGTTAGCGTTGATATACCGTCAAACCTAGCAAACATTGACCGATACATCGCTAATCTTGTTAAACAACAGCAAGACCTGCAAACCGCAGTAGCAATGAGAAGTGCCAAGATTCGCTTAGAACAGGAATTGGCAGTCTTAGAAGCTAAACGGCAAGCAGAATTAGACGATGAAGAGGCCCTATTAGCACTTATCCTGTAAACCCCCACGCAAAATACAAAGAAGCCTACGAGCATTTACACCAAGGTCGCTATGACGCTGGTTTTAGATTGTTTGAATACCGTTGGCATCCTGACATTCTTGCAAACCAAATAACACCATATACACAAAAGCCCAAAAACCCTGCGGTATGGCGTGGTGAATCCCTTTTAAACAAGTCTATTGTTGTGCAAATGGAGCAAGGCTTTGGCGACATCTTTATGTTTGCTCGTTTCTTGCCATTTTTTAAGGTTATGGGCGCTAAAAAGGTTGTACTGCTGACTCATGGCTCATTACTTGGGCTTTTAGGGCAGATGGAGTGCATAGATGTCCTTACAAATCAGCCAGAATGTCCTGATGTAGTGGAATGTGACTACTGGCTTGGCAATATGAGCCTTCCTTATTACATTTCTTGCGCTAATAAGTACGCAAAATCACTATTCCCCATTACAACCAAGAAAATAGTGGGTTCTGAAGGGTATTTAGACGCTAAACCGTCTGATATTGAGCCAAAAATAGGAGTGAATTGGGGTGCAAGTCGCAACATCCTATTCCATATTAAATCTATTCCTGACCACAAAATGTATGAATTAGTAGGGGATAACGCTTATAGCTTTTCCCCAGAGCATGACGGCTTTTTTCACCCATTACCTGATGACGGTTGGAAAACCGATTGGTCTGTCACAGCACGCCACATGAAAGCAATGAAAGGCATTGTGACTGTAGACACAGGGACTGCTCACCTTGCAGGCGCATTGGGAGTTAAGACTATTGTGCTGCTACCCAAAGAAGAATATATCTGCTGGCGCTGGAAAAACGGAAGCTGGTATGACTCTGTTATTGCCTTGCGTCAAGAAGAATATGACCAAGTACCAGACTTAATAAGGAGGATGTAATGAAGATTTGCCCTAATTGTGGATTTAGTGAAGGCAACCATGTTGCAAAAAAACAACAGTCTGACAAAGAGTTTTACCTTGAGTTCTGGGGGTTTACCCTAGGTACACCAGAAGCTGAAGAAGCTTGGAAACAAAAGGAAGAAATGACACGCAGAGAAGCCCCAATGGTGATGTCTGACATTGAAGGCTATGTAAGCCAAGTAGATGGCTCATGGATTAAAAGCCGTAGTCATCATAGAAGCCATTTAAAACAACATCGGATGATTGAATTGGGGAACGATGTGCCTATGAAGCACGCAGAAGCAAAAATCAGCAGGCAGTCACAAGAAGCACGCAAGCGTCAAATTGCTGAATTGGCGTATGCAAAACTTAAATATTAACCCTGATAACTTAGGAGAAACCCCATGTCAGAAGAACAATTAGACCGTAGAGAACTATTAATGCAGGCTATGGAAGCTGCAGAGGAAGGCGAGCTTGAAGCACCAATCGAGAAAGAAATTGAGGTGGTTGAGGACACTATTGCCGAAGAATCCGCTGCGGAGAAAGCTAGCCAGGCAGACCACGAAGAATCTGCCGAAGTCATTGAAGCTATTGAATCTGCAGATGCGGATGAGGCGCAGGAGGCTACAGAAGAAGTCAAGCCTGTAAACCGCCCTTCTACATGGAAAAAAGAGTATGTCCAAATTTGGGACAAGATGGAAGCTGGCGAGCAGATTAGCAAAGAAGATTTTGTTAAGTTTGCCGAATATGCCAATCAGCGTGAATCTGAGTACAAGAAAGGCGTAAGCACTTATAAGGCTGAAGCTGACCGTGCAAGGTCTTATGAAAACGCTATTGCTCCTTATGCTGACAATCTTGCCAAACGAGGAATTCAACCTGCTCAATACATTGAAAACTTAGTTCGTGCTGAACAAATTTTGTCTCATGCACCATACGAACAAAAAGTTCAAGTATTTCATAAGCTTGCGGCAGATTATGGTATACAATTAAATGGTGGACAAGCAACACAGCTTGACCCATACACGCAACAACTGATGAGCCAATTAAATATGGTGAATCAAGAAGTTTCAAGCATTAAAGGTCGGTTTGCTCAAGAAGAAAACCAACGCTTAATGAATGAAATCGAGAAGTACAGAAGTGATGTGGAGAAATACCCTCACTTTGATGTGGTAAGGGAAGAAATGGCTCAACTACTTGAGCTAGGGAAAGCCCAAGACCTAGAAACGGCCTACAAGAAAGCCGTGCGGATGAATGACGAAGTTTGGTCGTTAGAACAGGATAAACTCCTGAAAGACGCTAAACAGGCGGCAATCAAAGCACAGCAAGTAGCGAAGGCTAAGGCTGCAGCAGTAAGTCCTAAATCCGTTACACCTAGCGGAAAAGTGGCAGAACCTGGAGATAAAAAGGATAGACGGTCTTTATTGTCCGAGCAATTAGGCGAGGCAATGAGCCGTAGGGTTTAACTAGCCAATTTTGGCAATTTTTTAACTAAGGATAATAATCATGGCATTTGCTAACTCAGCGATTACCGATATTATCGCTACCACTATTCAAAGTCGTAGCGGTGAATTGGCAGACAACTTAACACAAAACAACGCAATTCTTCAGCGCTTGAACCAGAAGGGCAATGTACGCCCATTCTCAG